AACGAAAACTATAAATTTCACAATAGGAATGCCAGAACAATATAAAAAAATAACATTACCTGATACAAATGTTATAGAGATATTATCGTGTATAGATTCAAATACAAACAGGTGGTATGAAGTAGGATACTTAGCTCAAGAAAATGTTGCAGTAGATACTCATTACACTTCAGATAGTAACAGAAACGATAGTATTGAAACTAGTGTAAATGGTACTGCAATTGTTCCTTCAAGTTTAGGATTTATAAAAACTACAAAAAGATTTATAACAGAAGTTAATGAAGATAATACAACTTCATTAGTTTTTGGAAACGGATTGATAAAACAAGGGAAAAATTTTGAAACAACATTTTTAGAAATAGAACAAGAAGGCGTAAATTTACCCACAACTAATTTTTCACCACAACCACTAGATGCATCTGTAGGAGCATTTTATGAATCTCTAGGAGAAGCACCACAGAATGTCACTTTGACTATAACTTATCGTGTTGGGGGAGGATTAGCGGCAAACTTACCACAATCAGATTTAACAACGATAGCATCCGTCTCAACTATTCCAGCTGGAGCATCTACAGCAAATTTATCAGTAACTAATAATGCGGCTGCAACTGGTGGAAAAGATGGTGACTTTACAGAAGAAATAAGACAAGGTGCCTTAGGTAATTATAGTA